GGCCGGCAGGGGATCGCCGGCGTCGACGCGGGACGTTCTGCGGGCGATGTGCAGGCGCAATACGCCTCCTTCGATGCTTTTCTCCTTGCGATCGAACGATGGGCGCAGGCCAAAGAGGGGCTCTACGGCATCGAGGAGATCGACGCCTACGCCGTGGCGGCGAACGTATGGAGCAAGGGCACGGTGCTCTACCGCGAGGGCGGCGGTACGGAGATTCTGTTCGACCTGTTGCAGCCGGCCGTGGACGACATCGACCGGCAACTCTCCGAGCAGCTCGACCGCAGCGTGTTTACGATGTTGAATGAAACAATCAGTGATTATGCCTAAATATAGATTAACACCCGCCATTTCGCTGGCGAGAAACTACAATACGGTCGGAGTCAGCGAAGCGCCGACATACAATGCGGCCGTTGTCAAAGTCGGCGGCTATACGTTGGTGCGTTCGATCATCAACGGTTCGGCCGTATTCCCGATGGACGATCTGTTCGAAATCATCGCACAGGACGGGAATGCGCAAACGACGATCAGCCTCGAAGTAGACGGGCAGGCGATCGCCTCGTCGCCGCTCTATCTGCTCAAAGGGGCGTCGGCGCGCGCGATGACGAACAATGCGCAGGCCGATACCCCGATCAGCTGGCCCCAGCCGTCGAAGATCGTGGTCTTTCCGGCGTTCGATTACAGCGAGCAGATTCTCGTCAACTCCTATACGGGCGCCATGCAGGACTTCGCTTTCACCGATGCCGACAGCGGCCGGCGGGAGGTCTATTCGCGTGTCGATCCCGTGTTCTCCCTTCCGATGACCTTCTTCCGCGAATTCGGAGGCGGCGAGCGGCAGTTGATCGTCTCGACGGGCGGCACGACCGGTGCCGTGAAGAGCGCGCGTCTGACGGTCGTGGTGAATCCTTGCGACAGCGGATCGTTCGTGCGCTGGCGCGATGCAACGGGATTGATGCGTTACTTTCTCTGGCATCCGACCGAGCGCGTCGACGACGTATCCGAAGACGAGACCTTCGAAACGCTCTCCGAGAAACTGACACCCGAACGCCACCGCACGATCACGGCGACCACGACCCATACGCTCCATAGCGGACTGGTCGACCGCGAACTGTTCGACCTGTGCGCATCGATTCTCTCCGGACGTGAGGTGCAGCTGTACGACGCCCGGCGGAAGGTGTGGATCGACGCCTATGTCGAAGACGGCGACATCTCGCGGACGAATGCCTGCATGCAGGACTGCGCGGTAGAACTTTCGATAAAGCACTTGACGCTATGACGAAGGAACTCTACATAAACGGTCAGTTGTGCGATCTGGAAGATACGCCGTCGCTGATCTTCCAGTCGCCGGTCTTCAACGATCTCGACGTGATCCAGAGCAACCGCAGCGCGGAGATCAATCTGCCGCTGACGCCCCGCAACCGCAAGGCCTTCGGTCTGATCGACCGCATCGACATCTTGGACGATTCGGCGGTATACGGGAAGCATTCGGCAGCGTACTACCTCGGCGGCTTTCCGATCTTCACGCGGGGGTATGCGATGGTTACGGACGTAACCGACACGATCAACATCACACTCGTGTGGGGCAACATCGACAACTTCCAGCCGTTGTTCGACGCTTCGCTGCGCGATCTGCGCGAGCAGATCATCGAGGTGGCGGGAGCGGATTATGTCGAGTGGAATGAGAATACAAAATATGTAGATCCAGATGAAACGACATTGGCAGGATTTATCCAGATTGATTTCGGGGCAGGACGTAATATCAATTATTCGCATCCGTCCGTACAAGTATCCGCGATCTTGGATGCCATACAGAAATATCACGGTATCACGATAGAGAATATAACCCGTTTGAGCCAAACCAGCGACAAACATCCGATGATCGTTCCGCTCGTGTCGAAAAACTCGGGGCCCGATAGTTGGTATTCGGATCGGTTCGAGGCAAGTTCCGCGCATTATGGTAATTCCGGTTCCAGTAATACCGCGTTAAAATTTAGAGAAATAGTATCCGACAAGCGGTCCATTTTGACAGACCAGAATTATGCGATCGATGTCTCGTCCACCAAGACTATTGATGTATCCATCATTAGCTATTCATCCGCCGTCTTTTTCCCCGGTATGCGGGCAGCGTCGGCATCGCCGACGTTAAAACTTAGAGGAGACTCGGGAAATGGGACATCGGAAGTGTTACTATCGGTGGAAGGTATCGACACGGGGTCCGGGATTCGTTTCGGCGTGAAACCCGATCTATTTAATAATGTCGAGGTAAATGTCGAAGACTACGATACAGTTCGATGGATTCTAAGTAACGCCGTCACAATTGACGCAACGACAAGTGATGAGTTTACAGTTGCAGCGAAATTTATTATCACGCCCCATTTCGACGACATCCAATTCCCCTCTCCGTTTCCGATAGCCGAGAACCTGCCGGATATGACGCACGCGGAGTTCCTGTCGGCATTGATGACAATGGCCGGACTTTTCGCCTATCCGGACAGTTCGGATAGCAATACGATCCGCATGATGTCGCCCGATCAGTTCTATAATTCGACGGAGACGATCGACTACGACTACCGCATCGTCGGCTCGGGAGACAACCGGACGCCGAACACGCAGACCGACAGACGAATCGTCGACAGTCATCTCGACGCAACGATTCAGGATTGGAGCCGCAAAGTGATTCTGAACGATCGGGGCGAAATCTGGCGGCCGGAGGGGACGGAGTTCACGATGGGGGATTATGCCCAGACCAACACGCTCGACTACGACAACGACGAGGATGCCGAGATGTTGAACACGCAGGGTATCATCTCCATCGACAACGAGAACATCGAGCGGGAGAATGAATTGGTATCGTTGGATTTCTCGGCTTCGGCCAATAGAGCAGGTTGGAATACGGATCACTCCGATTGGCCATTCGCTTTTGTGCCTTGCTATGAGGAACAGACAGTCAACGGAGCAAAGGAGGTAAATTACTCTGCTCCTTCTGCCCGTATTCTTGCCGATGTGAATACGACGATTGAAGACGGAAACGGTACGGTAGGTCGTTACAGGCACGGCCTATTCCCCCGCACGATGTATTTCGGCGGGTCGGAGGGTATCGTGGCGAAACGGTATGCAGACTACCAGCGGATCCTGAAAAAGTTCCGCATGATTACGGTCTACGTCAAACTGAGCGTGGCCGACATCTGCAATCTCGACTATACGCGGCGGGTTTACCTCGACGTGTACGGATGCTATTTCGCCATCTACTCCGTCACGACCGGTGAGGACGGTATATGCGAGTGCAAATTGATTAAACTGTAAAAAATAGAATAGCAATGATTAAAATACCGATAAGAGTAATCACGATGCCTACTATGAGATCGCCGGATCCATCTTTTTCTTTAAAAGGAAGGTTTATATTCTCATTTTCATCTGATTTCAGAAAATGTTCCGTAAGTCGCCGTACATCGTTCGTCATTCCCCAGAGTTTGAAGAAAAGAACGATTTGCAGAATGCCGAATATCAGCATTACGATTCCGATGATTGCATAGATGTCAGCCATGATGATTTGAGATTTGGTTGAGAACAAAGATACGCAAAAACAAGAAACTGTAAAATTATGGCTACACAAGATTCGATCGATAAGATTATTAATATTCGCTTCAATTATAAGGAACTCGTTCAGGGTTGGGTAAAAGCCAACGAAGCGATTGAAGACAATAAGAAGATTTTGGCCGACCTCAAAAAAGAGTACGAGACCGGCCAGATTTCGCTGTCCGATTATAAAAAGGCACAATTAGAATTGAAGTCTACCACAAAAGCCTTGACGGATGAACAAAGACAGTATGAAAAAGAGATTCAAAATAACATTAAGGTCGAAAAAGAGCTTGACGGGTCTTTGAATCAACTACGCGCGAATCTGAACGGCCTTATTGCGCAGTATGGAAGGTTATCAGCCGCCGAACGCGAAAGCGCCAGCGGGAAAGCGTTGGTAGATCATATCAAAGCGCAGCGTGACGCCGTTAAAGAGGCGGAGGCCGCAATCGGCGATTATCGTTCGAATGTCGGCAATTATGAGAATGCCATTCAGAACACGCTTCCTGTTGGAAACAATTTCTTGCTACAACTTGCGCAAACGGCTCAAAATGCGGGAGGCATTACGAATGTCATTAAGGGTGCAGCAGGTGCCATTGGGTCTCTTGTTAAACAGATGGCGGCATTCATTGCTACACCTATCGGAGCTGCTATTGCTGCTATCTATGCCAGCTATCAGGCGCTATCGTTTTCCATTCGGGAAGTAAATGCCCGTATTCAGGAGAACGAGGAACTGTTTTACAAAAATCAGAAGGCGATGTCCGCAGCCGATGCGTGGAATGCGGCCTACACCAATTCGATTGACAGGATGGGCGAAGCGACGGTAGAAACGACATCGAAATTAAAACTTTTCTGGACGCAGTTAAAAATCCTTGCGAAAGATATAATGCACTCGGGGTTTATAGGTGGTTTTATTAGCTTCTGGGGGCAAGGTGTTGAAGCCGATAAATTACAGAAAACATTCAACGAGTTAGCCGCTAAACAGGAAGAACGAAACACCAAATACAGGGAAGGCGTCGTAAGGATTGCAGAACTCGAAGCGGAAATAGCGGATGCGCGACTGAAATCGAACGATAAATTGAAAAACTCGGATGCGGAACGTGCAAAATATGCACAGGAAGCAATAGACAAGACGCGGGAAATGTTCAGAATCAAAAAGGACATCGCCCAGTTGGATCTCGAGATCGCGAAATTAAGTGCCGAACCGACTAAGAATTCAGTTGGGACAAACGACAAACTTGCAGAAATGGAAGCGGGGTTAAAACGGCTAGATGCTCAGGAAAAATCCGCTCTGCGGGAATTGCAAGAACGTCTGAATGAAACCGATGCAAAAGCAACCCAAACTGCCAAAACCCGCGCCAAATCCATCAAGGAAGCGAAAGATGCGGCCCTCAAAGCGGAGAAGGATTATTTCCAACTCGTCCAGCAGATGCGTACCAAGACGAAAGAGAGCGAGTTAAAAAGCATTTCGGAGCAAAACTCGGTTGCGAAAAAATCGGCAGAAAAGCGAATCGGCGAGATCGACATCCTGCTGAAAACCGCCGAAGGAGAGCAGGCGGCGTGGCTCCTTCAAGAGAAAGAGACGCTGAACAAACGGATATTGGCTCTGGACGAAAAGTATCAGAAAGACCGAATATCCGTCGAGGCAAAATACAGCGAGGAGGCGTTGCGCAAGGAGTTGGCG